TGGCCAGTGGGTCCACCCTGGGATGAGCTGGACGAAACAGCCTGGCAGGCCATTACAGCGCCTGGCCCCAGCTGGAATGGCCTGGAAACCTTTGCCATCTCAGGGCTGAAGATGCTGGCCCCAGCTGGTGGCGCAGGACAGGCCGCGCTGGTCTTCAGCGGCAGAGTGACTGACGTGGAAGCTGCCTGGGATGGCAGTGAGGCTGTCGTCATCACCATCATTGCCCAAGACTGGACGGCTGAGCTGGCCAACAGGTATGTGGGTGACACCCCCTGGCTACTGGAGGCACTGGGGGTGCGCGCTACCCGCATCGTCACGCTGTCCCAACAGCCCATCACACTGGCAGTGGACGCGGCGCCAGCGGCACTACAGGTCACCTGGCGTGACGTGGACAGCAAACCAGCCACAGACCTGCTGCAGGAACTGGCGCGCACGGCTGGTGGCGTGCTCTGGTGCGCAACCCATCTAGTCACTGGCCCCAAGCTGTGGCTGGAGGATGTGACCAAACGGCCTGCCGCGCAGACCCTGGCTGTTGGCACTGATGGGCTGGTGCACATCGTCCCCAGCGCAGCTGCCCTGGCCAACGCGCTGCCGCTCAGCGCCTGCGACATCGACGCCAGCCCTGTGCGGTTCAACCTGGACACTGGCGACACAGCCAGCCAGGTGGCAGTGGGCTGGGTTGAGCAGGGCACCCCACCAACCATGACAGCGCGCACTGAGACACATTCAGACGCCAACCTGACCACGCGCATAGGCCTGCACAGAATCAGCGTGTCCACCCAGCTGGCGCTGCAGGCTGACGCCTCAGCGCTGGCTGACACGCTGCTGGCGCGCTTCAGTGCCATGGGCTGGCGCATGTCCGGGGTCGAGTGGGACACAGCCGACGACAGCGCCCTAATGTCTCCAGCCGACATCACGCGCGCATTCAAACTGCTGGATGGCACAACGCGCATAGGCCTGCCCATGACGCTGACAGACCTACCTGACTGGACCGACCCACTGACAGGCGCAGCAGGCCAGGTGCCTGTCTACGTGGAGGGGGGCAACTACGAATACAACGCAGGCAACTGGATGCTGGCGCTACGGCTGTCGGCAGCCAAGGGGTCAGCCACAGGGACGCTGCCCTGGAACGCGCTGCCCAACACAGCGGCCTGGGCATGGCAGCAGTTTGACCCAGACATCAGCTGGCTGGACCTGTATGGCGTGACTTACCCATGACGACTACGGAAGGCTGACCATGCCCAACACTGCAGATGGCTACACCTACCCGCTGGCTACGGCGCCAGTGCGTAACGGCGCCGCTGACATCCAGGCGCTGGCCACCCAGCTGCGGCCCAATGGGGTCATGGCCGCAGGTCAGGCGCCTATCTGGGGCGGCGCGGGATTCGATAAAACTCAGGTTCGGCTGGCCGCATACAACATGGATATTGCCACTAATAGCAGTGGTGTTGCAGTGTTCGGCAATATCTTCCCGACCGTGGTCCTAGGGTTGTGGATTCAACAGATTTATAACGGGACACAGAATATGGCTCATTTCACCATGGCCGGGATTAACGCGTCGACGGTCAGTATTCTGTGTCGGGCCACGAATAACGGCGCTAATTTCGCGTCACAGTATTTCTCCGTCAATGTGATGATGATGGGCTACTAGGAAGGAATGGAATGAGCTACGCAGACCAGGCAGCGCTGTACAACGACTATGCGTTTAGAGCGCGGCTGGAGGCAGCTGTCACAAAAGAGTCACGCACCCATGCAGCGTCAGAGATGGCCAGCGCCATCCTGAAGTTCCCCCCCAAGGGAACTGAACTGTTCCTGCCCTGGGTGACCACTGAGCCTGGCTTTGACGTGGCGGAGTCCTCCATCACTGACCCCATGCTGCTGTCCGCCATCCAGGCCGTATGGCCATCAGTGGAAGCCACCTACCCGTGACCAGCCCATGGCCCTGCCCTACGCGCACTGAGCCACGCGGGCCCCTCCCTGCCCATGACGATGCCAGGGCAGCCAGGGAGGCGCGCCTACTGACCCTGGAGGAAGCGCGCCAGGTGGCCAGGGAACGGCTGGAACGCTGGCTGCGAGACCATCATGAGTAGCGGCACCAGCTACAACGGCTGGCCAGCCAACAGCGATAAGGCAGCCATCGGCGTGGTGTCCTCTGACCTGTTCCCTGGGGGCGCCAAAGCTGGGGACGTGACCATTGTTCTGTCCTACGTGGCGCGCCAGCTGAATGCCAGGGTGGAGCCTATTGTTGACGGCTGGAACTGGGGCTATACATATAAGGCCAATGCCAATAATCCCAGCCAGCTGTCCTGCCACGCATCAGGAACGGCTATCGATTATAACGCGCCGGATCACCCCAATGGGTCCAGCGGCACATTCACTGACGCGCAGGTGGGCGAGATATACCGCATCCTGGATGAAGTGCAGGGCGCAGTGAACTGGCTAGAGGGTTACGATGAAATGCATTTCGAGATAGCCGTAAATGCATCTGACCTGGCCTACGTGGCTGCCATCCTGGGGGACGCAGTGCCCCCTGAACCTGAAGACTGGTGGGACGCAATGAGTGATGAGGAAAAGGCGCAGCTGCTGGCTGACGTGGCTGCCATTAAAGACCAGCTGGCACGCTTCCACCCCAAGGCCGTGCACTGGGGTGATGGTGCAGCGCACTACTACAGCTTTGGGGATGGGACCTATATCCAGGTGCCAGACCCCATGGGCGATGGTGGGGTGCACAACGACTTCAGGGCCAACCTGGAGCAGTCAGGGGTTGAGCTGGTCGAGTGGCAGGGCCCAGGCCAGCCACTGGCTGACCCCTACAGGTTTGGTAATCGCATCCCCTGGTCGGACAGGCCCTGAGAGATTCACCACTGGCCCCCAGGGGGGTTAAAGCGCCCTGACCTGCGCAAACGTCGGGGTCATGGGTGGAATATACCGTGCGCTATCTTCCACCCATGAACACAGCAGGTAGACTGGATGGTGTAGGGCCCCAGCGAGTACGGACGTGACCCGTACTCCGCTGCGCTGGGGCCCAGCAGCTACCAGGCAAGGGAGATAGCCGCCATGGCTAACGCTAGTGCAACAGCGCTCAGGCTGACAGGGACGACTGACTGGAAGGTGGAGGCACCTGACTATCCAGGCCAGGTGTTATGCGCTGCCTATCTGCGTATCAGCAGGGACGATAAGAAAAAGGGGCTGGGGGTAGAACGGCAGCTGCCTGTTTGTGAGCGTGAGGCCGCGCGGCTGGGCTGGAAGGTTGCCATCGTCATTGTTGAGAATGACACCAAAGCATCTGGCAATAAGCCACGTCCTAAGTTTCAGCGCATGCTGCAGATGGTCAGGGATGGCCAGCTGGGTGCCATCGCTGGGTTTAACCTGGACCGGATTACACGCAAGGTGCGTGAGGCTGAGGACATCATTGACCTTTACGACGCGCTGGGCACCAGGGTTGTCACATCCAATGGTGAGGCCAGGCTAGATAACCCCAATGGTCGGAAGGAATTTAGGGACTCAGCCTCTGATGGGGTGCGCGAGGTTGAAATGGTCAGTCAGCGTTCCCTGGAGGAATCAGAACAGCGCGCCATGGCTGGCCGCGCTAATGGCCCTGTGCCGTTTGGCTGGCGCCGTGAAGCGCTCACAGTCAACAGGGCAGGGCGCGTGCTGGAGTCCAGGGCAGCTGTGGACCCTGAGGAAGCTGGGGCGCTCCAGCTGGCTGCCAAGCGCCTGCTGGCTGGCGTCAGCCTGCGCCAGGTGACGGCTGACCTGGAGGCTGGCACAGTGCGCCCCAGGCGCGCTGCCCACTGGGATACCAAGCTGGTGGCGCACCTGCTGACGCGCGACACAAACGTAGGGCGCCGTGTCTTCCGTGGCCAGGTATTGGAAGGCGTCCAGAGTGAGTGGGCCCCCATCCTGGATGACGTGACCTTTGCCCTGGTTAAGCAGCTGCTGCTGGACCCAGCGCGCAGGACAAACGACAAAGGCAGCGCCCCTCAGTGGCTGCTGTCCTGTATCGCAAAATGTGGGCGCAAAGGCTGTGAGGCCGCAAAGGTGCGCGCTGTGCGTGGAGGCCGTGGCAAACGGCCTGCCTATGTTTGTTCCAGGTGTATGCAGCGCCATTGGGTGGACGATATTGACGCCTTCATCAGTGCCATTGCTGTGCGGCAGCTGGAGGCGCCAGAGCTGGCTGACATTGGCACAGAGGCATATGCAGAGCTGGCCGCGCTGTATGCCGCTCAGGATGCCCTGAAGGTGGAGCAGACCCAGGCAGCAGAGCTGGTGGGTAAGGGCATCACCCTGGCGCAGCTGGTGGCTTTGAATGCTGGCTATGACGCGCGGCTGGCTGAGCTGGACGCGCAGATTAAGGCCGTGCTGCCGACGATGGCAGCCAACGTGGACCTGGAAGGTGGCTGGGATGCCGCTGGCCTGGCTGAGCGCAGGGCAGCCATCAGGGCGCTGTTTGCGTCCATCGTGCTGCTGCCTGCGCCCATTGGGAAGGGTGGGCGCAGGCTGCCCTTCAGCCCTGAGCACGTGGCCTTCCAGCTGGCTGGGGCTGCGGCATGACGTAACGCAATACGTAACGAAACAGGGCGCTTCCCACCTACTGGTGGGGGGCGCCTTTGTCGTTGGCCAGCGCCTCCAGGATGTCGTCCACTTCAGCCCTGGCAAGGGTCAGCTGGTCGCGCAGCGCGCGTAGCCGCGCCTCCAGGGGCGCAGGGCGCCTGCTGGTGGCCTTCAGTTCAAAGTGCATGCTGCGCTGCCCCAGCCCTGGTAGCTCAGTGGTGAGGCTGTCCAGGTGCCTGGCGCTGTCGGCAGCCTTCAGGTCCAGCAGCTGCACCAGCGTCACCCAGCGCGTATGCGGCACTGACCCTGTGCGTTCCCAGCTGCCCACTGTCTTGCGCGATACCTCCAGCTGCGCCGCTAGCTCACTTTGACTCATGCCGCGCTGTTCCCTGGCTGCCCTGATCTGTCTGCCTGCGTCATCCGTGGTTGTCATGGGCCCATGGTGCCACTTTGTTTCCACAACACAACACAACACGCTATGGCGCCCACCAGGCTTTATGGGAGTTGTGTGACATCGTGCCAACCCAGTGGGAGGGTTACACGCATGCCCAAACGTGACGACCGGTTACGCATCGTAGGGGGCGCCGTGCGCGCCATCAGGGAAGCCAGAGGTATCACTACTGGACGGTTTGCGCGTGACGTAGGTGTCAGCCCTTCCCACCTGTCCCATATCGAGCTGGACGGCTACCAGCCCAGCTGGCGCCTGCTGCAGGCCATCGCACAGCGCCTGGCGCTGCCAGTGGACGCCATCACCTACAACGTGGACAGGCTGCTGTATGACGCGCGCCTGGTAGATGAAGCCAATGAGGCTGACCATTCCCCCTGGGACGCAGTGTCATGACCGACCAGGAACGCGCAGCGCGGCAGGCCATGGCTGAGCGCTGGGCAGCTGAGATAGACGCGCAGCTGAAGGATGCACCCCAGCTGACCCCAGAGCAGGTGCGCACCATCAGGGCCCTGTTGCGCCCCAAGGCGTCATGACTGCGCCGCTGTGGCCTCAGTCCCTGGACCCCCTGCTAATGCTCACAGTGCCTGGGAAGCCAGCGCCTCAGGGCAGCCTCACACTCTGGCGCGCGCCTGATGGCACTGAGCGTGCGAAGCATCCGACATCCACTGTGGCGCACAGGAACCTGATGGTGGGCATGCTGGCTGACCTATGGGAAGGCAGGCCACCCCTGACTGAGCCAGTCGTTGTGCGCCTGACCTTCACCTTCCCCTGGCTGGTTAAGCACTACCGCACAGGGAAGTCGTCACGCCTGCTGCGTGACGATGCGCCGACCATCCATGACACCACGCCAGACCTGGATAAGTTGGTGCGCCTGGTCTTTGACGCGCTGACTGTGGCTGGCGTCTGGCGTGACGACTGCATAGGCAGTGACCTAAGGGCTGTAAAGCGCTGGGGGCCAACAGGTGCCACCCAGATCCATCTACGGAAGGCAGGGGAATGATGGACAGGCTAACGGAAGGCATCTACGCCATGCGCGTGGAATGCCCTGAGTGTGAACAGGTTGTGCAGTTCCAGGTCCAGCTGAAGGCGCGGCTAACCCTGGACAGCGACGGGGGGCAGCTGCGCCCTGTGTTGGTGACTAAGTCATCAGAGCACAGCTGCCGCAGCGACCCCCAGCAGGATGTCTTGCCCTTCCCTAGCTCTGGTCACGTGACGCTATGACAGCCACTGAGGCTAGGGAGGAAGACCACGGCGCCATGGTGCATCACCTACAGACGCGCCTGGAACTGTTGCGCGCCATGGCTGATGAGGCTGCGGCCTCAGTGAAGCTGAATGGCCAGCTGGAAGTGGGCTGGCTGCAGCGCCTGGACCTGCGCATGACGGCTGTGCATGAGGCCGTAAAGCTGTGCCAGGCCAGCAGGCCATGAAGGTGACTATGGGCGCCCCGCTATGCGCCATGTGTCCGCGTGATGCTCGCTGGCTGGTCAAGTACCAGGCATATGCCCGATATTGCGGGGGGGAGGCTAGGTGTATTAACCGCGAGCGTTCATGCAAAAACTGTGGTCACCTGTTCGCCGTGAACGAGGGCGGGGCAGGCACTCGATATTGTTCCCTGGAGTGTAAGCGGCAGGGATATACGCAAGGGTTCCGTAAGATAGACCCCGAGCATTACCAGTGCGCATGGTGTGGGGTTATTACCACGCATAGAAACGCGGGTCACAAAGCGTGGCCATATATCTGCGCGGCCTGCCTTCAGCCGATAAAGCATGTGCTGCAACGCCTCCACCAGCATCACGTGACCCCTGGGCAGGCTAGGCAGCTAGTCATTGACCCAAGCTGCCCACTGTGTGGGGTTGAAATGCTCACCCCAGTCAGGCGCAGTAATGGGCACCTTAGTCCATTACTGACAGTCGATCACGACCACAACTGCTGCCCAGGAACCTTCAGTTGCGGCCATTGCATCCGTGGTCTTATATGCAATAACTGCAACCTGACACTGGGTCTAATGCGTGACGATATTACGAACCTACAGGCCATGGTGCGCTACCTACAGCAGGCACAGCAGCTGAGGAATGCTGGTTAGCCTGCGCGCCCTGTGCATCGTCCAGGGTTGTCTGAATCTGCGTACTGGGGGTCAGCTCTGCCGACCCCACGACATCTACACAGCCGCGCTGGCGCGGCAGAGGGGCCCCGTAATGGAGCAGGAACGAATAGACACACTGGCCAGCAGGCTGCTGCTGCTGTCAGTGCTGCAGGGCAAGGTGCGTGAGGCCATAGACGCTGCGCGTAAAGAGATGGGCCAGCTGATACTGCCAGGCACCATGCTGCGGCCAACGCTGGACGATGGCACCCCAGTGGGGTCAGTGTCGCTGCCACTGGGTGGCACTAAGGCCAGTGTCAACGACCCAGATGCGTTGGCGCGCTGGGTGGGTAAGCACTACCCAACGGAAGTGCAGCTGAAAACTGTTGTGGCGGAAGCCTTCCAGGCAAAGGTGTTGGCCATGTCTGAGGCCGCAGGCCAGCCCTGTGGCCCTGGTGGGGAGATAGCGCCCAACGCACCAGCTGGCGTCACAGTCGTCCAGACACGTAACGGCGCCCTGCGCGTCACCCCCAACAAAGACCGCGCGGCTGAGCTATGGACAGCCGCGCGCACCCAAGCTATGGAGCTGACCAACCATGACCAGTAGTGCAGTCGAAAAGGCGCCCCAGGCAACAGACCTGGCTGCGCAGATGCAGTTTGCCAAGGCGCTGGCCACAGCCACAACGCTGCCCAAGGCCTACCGGGGCCAGCCAGGGGACGTGCTGCTGGCCATGGAGTATGGGCGCGCGCTGGGACTGACCAGCGTGGCAACCGTCATGACATCAGTGCATGTCATTGAGGGGCGCCCCTCCATGTCGGCTGAGCTAATGCAGGCGCTGGTGCGCCGCGCTGGTCACCGTATCCGCGTGACTGGGGACAACCAGTCAGCTACCTGCGCCATCGTGCGCAGGGATGACCCTGACTTTCAGTACAGCGCCACGTTCACCCTGGAGGATGCCAAACGCGCTGGGCTGCTGGGGAAGACAGGCAGCAACTGGAGTAAGTACCCAGCAGCCATGCTGCTGGCCAGGGCAACCAGCGCCTGCTGTCGGCAGGCCTGCGCTGACGTGCTCGCTGGCGTCAGCTATGTCCCAGAGGAACTAGGGGAACAGGAATGGGCCCCCAGTATGGGCAATGGGGTGACCACGACTGTCACAACGCAGCAGCCAGTGACGACTGTGGAGGCTGACGCGGGCACCCCCCATGAACAGACGACCCAACCCACTGAAGCTGACGCAGAGGAAGCGCGTTGGCGTGAAGGCTGGGTGACAGCGCTAGACCTGGCTGTAGAACAGCGTGACCTGGAGGAAGTGCAGCGGCTGGGGCAGCTGGCCACGGCGCACGGCGCAGGGGACCTGCGTGACGATGCCATCAGTGCGTGGTCAGACGTGCAGGCCGCGCTGGCTGCCGACGATGCCTAGGGCCAGATGTGCTGGCTGCAGCGCCTGGGTGGACACGCGCGGCACTGGGGTGGCTGAGCTGGTGAAGGGCTACCGCGTGAACAGGCAGCAGGGTGGCGCCAATCAGATAACCCTGCCTGTGTCCCTGGGGCGCTGGTTGTGCGCTGGGTGCCTGGCTGTGGCCAGGGGGGCAGACGTTGACCAGGCCTCGCTGTTCTGACGCGCCATGGGTTATCACAACGTGGCTGCCGTCAGCCTGTACTGGGCCCATCTGAGCCATGCGCCCTACAGGCTGCTGCAGCACATGGCCATGCAGTCGCTGGACCCCCCAGGGCGCAACGGCACTGCGCCCTGCATGTACTGGGGCAGCGTGGAGGCGCAGGCAATGGCCATGGGGCTGCGTAACAAAGCCAACGCCAGGATGCTGCGGAAGCTGCGCGCCACGCTGGTGGAGGCTGGCGCCCTGGAGCTGGTGGAGCGCGGCACTAAGACACGCGCCCCTGTCTGGCTGGTTGTCACCCAGCAGCCTTCCCAGCCTGCCCACTTCCCCTGGCTGGATGGGAACTTACTAGGCCATTGAGTGGCCTACATGGCGGCCACTGAGTGGCCTAGTAAATGCCGTTTGCTAGGCCATTGAGTGGCCTCCACAAGAGAAGTAAGGAATAGCGATAGATGAGGAAGACTCTGGTTACGTAAGCAACGCGCGCGACCAAGATCATTCTGACGCTGTCGTCAATCACGGAAGGCTGGGTTATGTCGCTGGATGGCTGGCGCTACGCGCCCACCCCCTACTGCCCCCATGGCTGCCCGCTGCCCAGCTGCCAGGGCAGCGTGGCCTCAGGGGTGGCGCCGTGCGCCGATGGTGATTACCGCTACTGCGCCCATGGGGTGCCGCTGAAGGTCACCAGGGATGGCCAGCCGTTGTGCGCGGCCTGCCGTGGCGTCAGCAGGCGCCAGCGCAACCCAGACACGTGGCAGCCCATACGGCATCCAGTGCTGGTGCTGATGGGGTTCTATCTGGCCTGCCTGCTGGCCTGCGCCTCAGTGTTCGGCGCCGCTGTGCTGGTCGGCGCCTGGCTGGCTGGCGTGGTGTGACGTGCTGTGTAGCGCAGCAGCGCAGCGCGGATGACGGCTGACAGGTCATCCCCCTCGCTAGCAGCGGCCTGCTTGGCTGCATGCCAGATGGCGTCAGGCACCCTGAATGACCTAATGGGAGTCTTCATAGTGACTAAGTGTAGGGACAGTCAGACGATATTCACCCTGTTCGGCGCCTATGCGTGTATTGACACTGGCTCATAGGGTCGCTGCGTCATTCAATTAGGGAAGGTCACAGGGGAATGGTTAATTGTGGTTCACAAAGGGGGCGCTAATGATGGGCGATAACCCAGGGTCAGCGCTGCTGCAGTTCACTGTTTACGCAGGTGAGGAGGGGTCAGAGTCGCTGGAGCTGGTGTGTGAGACATGCGACCACCTGTCGTCCAGGGAGCTGGCAGACGTGGCGCATGCCGCTGCCGTGGCCATGCACCAGCTGGCGTGCAGCGTGCAGGCCAGGGACAACTGATGGCAGAGCGCGTCTTCCTGGTGCACTGCAGCAGCTGTGGCTATGACGTACCCAGCAGCACGCGCCTGCCCAGGCTGGGCCCACTGAAGGGGGTATGCGCTGCCTGCCAGCGTGACATCTGGGACGCCATGCCCCAGGGCCCGTGGCCCCCAGTCCCTGCCATTCCCTACCCAGCGAACAGGAATCCCTGCGATGGATGACACCAGCGCGGCACCCCAGGCGCTTACAGGCCATCTCAGCGCCTCGCTTCCCTGCCTGGGTTGTGGCCTCTGGGTGGATGGACGTGACGACTACTGCGCCAGCTGCTGGGATGACCTGATGGACTGGTTGGGATGGTGAGGCATGCGCGCTGGCTGGGCATTGGCCTGCTGCTGATAGTGCTGGGGTTGCTGCTGCTGCAGCGGCCAGCGCCCCCTGAGGATGACCTGAGCGGCCAGGTGCGCCAGGTATGCGCTGCCTACGCAGACCTGGACCTGGCCCAGCTGGCGCCGCTGTGCGTCAGGGTCGGCTACCAGCAGCGTGACAACCCAACGGCCTGGCCATACGTGGTACGCACACTCATGCCTGAAGACCTGGACCGATGACAGGGCTATGGCTGCTGCTGGGGTATGGCGTGCTGTTAGGCGTGACGCTCACAGTCATAGCCATCCAACTGGCTGACGCTGTGCGAGATAGGAAGGGACGCAACAGGAATGACTGAGGTAACGCCTGGGTACCGGACCCCTGGGGGTACCAGGGGGCGCTACCATCCAGCGGACTGCCCAACAGCGCACCCCTTCCATGATGGCCATGGCTTCAGCCCTGGTGCAGACAGTCTGCTGTTGGGTGTCATGGTGAAGTCCAATGGCGCCAGGGTGTTTCAGCTCTGGTGCCCTGACTGTCATGTCAGGGTTGACCTGTCAGGCAGGCAGGCGCGCGCCCTGGATAGGCCTGCGGTCTGGGAGTATCACTGGACCCCTAACCCACCCTGCAGCTACCAGGGCTGTGGGCGCACTGACACTGAGCGGCATCACTGGGCGCCTGTGAACACCTTTGGCTGGGATGACGCTGAGCACTGGCCCCAGTCGTGGCTGTGCCGTGACCATCACAGGCAGTGGCATCGTCAGATGACTGGCTATCGCTGGATGAACAGGGGGGGCAGGGTTCCTGCTGGGGAGGGGGGGCAATGACGGGGGCCACCCCTCCCAAGCGCAGGACACGGACAGCCAGCGCCACGCCAGCGCTGCGCCTCGCTGTGCTGCAGCGTGATGGCTGGCGCTGCAGGTCATGTGGCATACCCCTGACCAACACTGACCCCAAGCTGCCGACACATGGACACGCTGGCCATGTCGTTGACCATGTTGCTGGAGGCCTGCCGACAGAGGCCAACCTGATAGCGCTGTGCAGGCTGTGCAACCAGCAGACGGGGGGGGCCACTGGCACCAGGCAGCGGCGCAATAGGGCAGCGGAATATGAAAAGGAATTACAGCGACTGCGTGCCGACAATGCGCGCATGGAATACGAACTGAATGCAATAAACAATGGTGATGTCAACGCGCACAAACAATTGACAGCCAGGCCAGACCCCACGGGTACGGGGGGGCAGGAATTAATAAACAATGGTAATTCGCAATTCAGCCATTCCCATTTTTTTGACGGGGCCCGCTCTTCCGGGACTTCTCTGCCGGAAGTTCTCTCTCCCGCGGCCTCGAAAGTCGTTGTGCCGCAAGGATTCTCGAGCCTATTTAGCGAATGTAAATGGATTGCGGAATTGGCTAATTCAATTCCAGACAATGCAATATGGCCCCGTTATATGTCTGCGCCGCACCCTGACGCTATCGGATCATATGGCGAGGAATTGGAAAGAATGGCGGAACAAAGGCGCAATAAAGGGCTGCGCTGGTGGCAAAGAATGGCAGCCAGGCGCATCCTGGAGCATGATAAGAATGGCGCGCTGTGCTGGTCGGAATGGATGCTGACGCTGGCCAGGCAAGGGGGGAAAAGCTGGCTGATGGCTGAACTGGCCATGTGGCGCATCACCAGGCGTGACCTGTTTGGGGAGGAACAGCTAGTGATGCACGTGGCGGACAAGCTGCAGACAGGGGATGAGGTACAGAAACCAGCGCGCGCCTGGGCCAACAGCCACAAAGACGACGGCTGGCACGCCAGCGAAAGTGCAGGCCAGAAAACAGTTTTCACCCCTGATGGCAGCCGCTGGCGCGTCTTCAGCAAAGACGCTGTCTATGGCTTCAGCGCTGGCCTCGCACTGGTGGATGAAGTCTGGGACATCAGGGCTGCCAACGTGGAGGATGGCATTGAACCCACCCAGATTGAACGCACCTGGCCACAGCTGGGGCTGCTGTCGTCGGCGCATCCCAGGGCCACCAGCCTGTTTATCGACAGGCGCGCTAACGCGCTGGCTGGTGGGTCCATCCTCATCCTGGAATGGAGCGCGCCCCCCTGGCTGGAGCTGGACGACAGGCAGGGCTGGCGCATGGCCTCCCCCCACTGGTCAGACCAGCGTGAGGCCGTTGTTGCCAAGGCGCTGGCCAGGGCCCTGGCGCCGCGTTCCAGTGACCTGAATGAGCAGGACCCTGTTGGCACCTTCCGTGGCCAGTACCTCAACCAGTGGCCTGTGAAGGCCAACAACGACATAGCCCTACCAGGGGAACGTCTGCTGCCCCCTGATGTCTGGCAGCAGCTGGTTGGGCAGACAGACCCAGATGGGCCAGTCGTCTTCGCTGTGGACGACTACGCAGGCCTTCAGGTGGCTGTGGCTGCCGCTGGTCGCATGGGGGATGTCATCACGGTTGACGCGCTGCTGTTCAGTGATCGGCGCCAGGCCTATGACTGGATTGACTGGAACGCCAGCACGCGCCCTGGCAGCCAGCTGATGGTTGGCCCAGCTCTAGCCGACGATGCACCCATTGCTGATATGGGGCTGTCTGTGGAAGTCGTGGCTGCGACTGACACGCGCGCCACTTTGTCGCTGCTGCGCCAGGTGGCCAGCAGGCGCGGCATCGTCCATGCAGACCATCCAGAGCTGGCAGCCCAGATGGAGGCCTGCAGAGTCCACAGCGGCGCAGCTGGTGGCCTGCGCGTGGTGTCGCAGGCGCGCTGGGACATCGTCAGGGCAGCTGCCTGGGCTGTGGGGGCAGTGGAGCGTGAACGGCGCAACACGCCATCTGTGTACTGACAGCAGTAGAGCTAAGTGATTGACTACGCAGCGACAAAGCAAACGCACGACAAACAGGAAGGCAAGGCGCACGCATGGCAAGGACACGCGCTACGGCGCAGGTGAAGGCGGCTAGTCCACCTGACCCAGTGGAAGCTGCAGTGAAGGCAATGGACCTGTCCCACATCCAATGCCGCGACTTTGGGCACAGCTGGCGTCCATACACAGCGCATTGGCGGCAGCAGGACAACGCCTACGAATCACAGCTGCGCTGCCAACGTTGCTCAACTATCAGGGTGCGTTGGCTGTCGGCGCGAGGGGAACAACTGAGCGGCCAATACGACTATCCGGAGGGGTATCTAGTCAAAGGCCTGGGGCGCCTCACTGGGCATGACCGCGACATCATCAGGCTGCAGTCAGTGCTGTCTGTGCTGGCAAACGACACAGCAGAGGAATAGGGGAAAAGCCATGCAGTGCATAGTTGTTCGTCCCAATGGCAGCAGGGGATCAGTTGATATGGGCAGCAGTGACGCCAGCCAGCGGAAGGCGCTTCAGGGCGCCGTTGGCGGATACGTGGAGGCGCTGACAGTCCCCCTGGAGCCACCCATGGTGCTTTGGGTGAATGAGCATGGCGCGCTGAATTCACTGGAGCTGAACAGGTGGGCCACCATGTTCATGGGTTACCCCATCGTCGGCGCCGTAGCTGTCACTGGGGGCCCTAATCATCATGGAGGGGTGCGCAGCGTCCCAGAGGTATGGCGGCTGATGCTGCTGGATGGACTCATTCCAGGGGTATCCAATGCGTGAAGTCGTGGTGATGGCGTGGTGTGACGCCTGCGCCCTGGAGGATGCCAAGACAGCTGCCGTGACCACATACACAGTTGGCGTAGTCGCAGGGGAGTCGCGCCCTGCGCTGAAGCTGCTGGAGCTATGCGAACGGCACAACAAACTGATAGCGGAAGTGCAGCAGCTGCTGGCAGACGTTGGCCAGCAGCCAGAGCTGGGGCCAAAGGCAGCAACACGCGCGCAGACTGCCTATGTCTCCAGCGGCGCCGCTGAGCACGTGCTATGCCCTATCTGCCAGGCCTCAGTGACGCGCCAAGCACTGATTAACCACGTCTGGAACAGGCACAGAACGGAGGGGCGCCCTGAGGCGCCTAAGGTCTGCCCTGAATGCCGCGTCAGCTATCCCAGCCCAGCAGGCTGTGGCGTCCATCGGCGCATGGCGCACGGTTATGACCCGCTGGCAGAAGCGCTGGCTGGCGTGAAGGGGTACAGGCCGTGACCCAACAGACCAGCTGGCACTAGCCAGCTTCCCAATGGCCCCCCAGCGTCCCCCCGCGCTGGGGGGCCATTTCATGTCACCTGGCGTTACGCTATGTGGCCATGGACCCAACGCAGCTACCGTCAGGCCTCTGGCTGCCCCAGACACGTACCGCGCTGGGCCCACCCCCTGACCCCCAGTCGCTGCCTCCACGCTCAGACATGACGCCCAATGCCAATCCCCCCGTTGGCACAGTGGGCCCTGCGCCGACAGCCGATAACGCTGGGGTCGGCGCGCAGCACGTCATGTATCCAGCCGATTACCCACCCCTGGAGGCCTCAGCCTGGGCTGGCTGGCCCAGTGAATGGGCCACCCCTAACACCTGGAGCCAAGGCCGCGCGCAGTGGGTCAGCGAGTTGGACATCGTCTTTGCCTGCATAGACCTGAATGCGCGCATCGTGGCTGATATGCCTGTGTTTGTGACAAAAGGCATGCAGCGCAAGACATCCCCACCATGGGTGGCCAACCCCCAGCCTGAGCGCTACAGCCACTGGGGGGAATTCATGCGCCAGGTCTGGTGGGCATACCAGGCCATAGGTGAGGCATTCATCCTGTGCACCAGCAGGTATGAGGATGGCTACCCGCGCACCTTCATGATGATGGACCCTGCCTACGTGGCTGTAGACACTGTCACGCCAACGGCTGACAACCTGTCGGGGCGCACCTACAGCATTGGCGGGCAGGACGCCACAGCCGACATTCTGCATATCCGCTACGCCAGCTGGCCCAGTGACGCGCATGGCCATGGCCCCCTGGAGGTAGCTGGTGACCGCATCCTGGCAGCCAAGACCTTCACGCGCTATGCCTCAGACCTGGCGCGCAACGGGGGCATCCCCTGGGCAGTGCTGAAGCATAAGTACAGGCTGGGAGCAGAGCAGGCGCAGCGCGTTAAGGCGCAGTGGATTAAGTCAGCGCGCGAAAGAATGGGCGCCCCAGCCATTCTGGACAACGACATGGACCTACAGGTGTTACAGGTCTTGCCCAAGGACATGGCGCTGTCTGACCTACAAAAGTTCACTGAGGCGCGCATAGCCATGATGCTGGGGGTGCCAGCCTTCCTGGTGTCACTGCCATCTGGCGCCGACACCATGACCTATAGCAACGTGACTGCGCTGTTTGACTATCACTGGCGCGCAACGCTGCGGCCTGGGTCGCGCTACATCACTAAGGCGCTGTCAGCGTGGCTGCTGCCCAGCGGCACTGAGCTGGAGCTAGACCCAACCAGCTACGTGCAGCCCACCCCAACTGAGCGCGTGACCTATTACCAGGGCATGGTCAGCATGGGCGCCATGACGGCAGATGAAGTCAGAGCCAGCGAGCGCATGAGCAGGCTGGATCAAACACCCGACACAGTCGATACAGGGGAAGTGTTCACCCATGCAGGCAGCTGAAATGCACTACAGGGCATGGAATGTGGACCTGGAGCTGCGCGAGGAATCAGACGCAGGCCTCACGGTCACTGGGCTGGTTGTGCCCTATGGGGTGGAGGCGCCCATCACTGAGGCGCGCCCCGATGGCGTCATCAGGTATCGAGAGGCCTTCAGCGCTGGGGCATTTCAGCGCGCCACCAGGGCGCCCAACAGGGTGGCGCTGACGTACAACCATGACGTGACGATGGGCGCGCGCATGGGGTATGGGCGCAGCTTCCAGGAATCAGCTGAAGGGCTGGTAGGGACCTTCAGGCTGGACCCCTCCAGCGCAGCCAAGGCCAGGGACATCCTGGAGTCCAGTCACGCTGCCTTCAGTGTTGGTTTCTACTCGCTGTATCCCAAGGCAGGCACTGAGCGGCCAGACGCGCTGGTAGTGCGTAAGTCAGTGATCCTGGACCATGTGGCAGCTGTTGTGGAAGGCGCCTACATAGGCACTGGCGTGGCCAGCATCCGTGGCGTGGACCTGGAGGAAGGTGACCCCACTGACGCTGACGTGGCAGCAGCTGAGCAGGCGCGCAGGGACGCTGAGCTACTGGCCTACTTCAGGGACGCTGAGACAGAGCAGAACAGATGGGCTGATGCCGTGCAGGCATTGACCAGGGGGCAGTGACCATGTGGAGCCGTTGGGGGCGCTGCTGCGCGTGACTGTGGCTGTGGCAGCGCGCTGGTGGCACAGGCACAGGCTGAACTATGGGCGCCATTCAGGGCGCCATACCAGGCGCAGGGCTAAACATCGTGATGACGATGAAGACGAATAGGGCTAGTCTCACCCCCAGTAACGGCACCCCTGGAGCAGGCACCCCCAGTCACTGGGCCCCCCTGGCAGCAGGCCCCCCGTAGATGAGTCCCACTATCTACGGAAGGAAGCAACAGCTATGCCAGCGGATGCCATCTCATCCAAACTGATTCAGGAACGCCAGGAACTAGTCCACAGGGCCAAAGGGGTTGAGCAGACAGCGTTCGAGGACAACCAGCGTGACCTGTCTGACTCTGAGCGCTCCAGCCTGGTGAACTTCCAGCAGCGCATTAAGGCCATTGACGAACAGCTGGCCATCACCACATATGACTACAGCCTGCGCGAGGAAACAGCGGCCAATATCGCGCGCTACACAGGCAATGTGCAGCACAACCCAGAGGGGTTCCAGTATCGGACGGCTGGGGATGTGCTCTGGGACTGCCTGCACCAGGGCGCCGACAGGGATGCGCGTGACAGGTTCCAGGGAGTCCTGCGCGCGCAGACGCGCGCGGCAGAGCATATGGGCACTAAGGCTGAAGTGACCGTAGCCACTGCTGGTGGCATGCCTGGCCTGGTCATCCGACCCATTCAGGGCCCTGTGATTGACCTTGCCTGGAACGGCATGCCGCTGTTTCAGGCGCTGAACCCAGTGCCTGCCACCAACCCCATGGGCTGGTCACGGCCTCGCATTGTGGACCCCTTCCTGGACACGGCAGCTGGCCCCCAGGCAGGCAGCCTGGAAAAGGCAGAGCTGCCCAGCAAGCACTTTGACGTGAAGGCAGACAACGTGGACCTGACCACGTTGGGCAACTACCTGAATGTGTCCATCCAGCTGGAATCTTTCATCAGTTCCAGCCTGGACATCGTCATTGCGCAGCTGAATAAGCGCCTCAGCCGTGGCCTGGAAAAGGCTGCCGTGGCTGAGCTTGCCAAGGCCAGTAAGACCATCACGCTGGCCGCTGACGCCAGCGCAACGGCTGTGCTGCAGGCCATCTACGATGGCGCCGCTGCCGTCTTCACAGCCACCCAGGCGCTGCCGTCATGGCTGGCCATGGGCCCGCTGGGCTGGGCCCGTATGGGTGGAGTGTCAGACCTGGCAGGGCGCCCCCTGTTCCCCAGTATCGCGCCTGTGAATGCCGTAGGCAGCAGCACTGCCACCAGCTTTGATGGCCAGGTGGCTGGCCTGCGTACCGTCATCACCCCTGGAATCACTGACACCACAATGTATATGGGCAATGGGGAAGGCATTGAGGCTGCTGTCTATCGCTTCCCCATGCTGCAGGCCATTGAACCCAGCGTGATGGGACGCCAGGTGGCTGTGGCAGCCAGCTATGGTTTCTACCGACCCCCGACGACTGAGGCTGACCCCAGCGGCACCCCAGCCGCAAAGTATGAGGCCATCGTCAAAATTGCGCCGTGACCCCATGACTGACCTGAATAGGCTGGCCGCTGGGCTGGGGGAATATGGCAGTGAACCCAATGACAACGGCACCCATGCTGACCCTGACGCCACGCCAGAGGATGACGCAAAGGAAGCGCCAACGCCATGACAGCTGGCTACTTTGACCAGAGCTACCCACCCAGCATCTACGAACCCCCTGCACCTCCAGTCATCCCAGCGACTGGGGCCACGGCTGGCATTCCAGGCAGCTGGACGCCAGCTGGCGCCACCCCACCAGCTGACGTGGCAGCTGTGCAGGGAGGCGCCATCACAGCCACCCCAGCCACCCCCTGGACTACTGGCCAGTACGTGCAGACAGCCACTGTCGGCGCCGCTGGCCGCTGCTGCTGGACAGGGACAGACTGGGTGGGAGGCGCGGCGCCATGACTGAACCCCAGGGCCCCAGATACCCCAACCCAGACCCCTGGGATGGGGACCCAGTCTTCCTGGTGGAACAGGCGCGCACCATCCTGCGCCTGGACCCCATGGACCCTGACCTGGAGCGCCTGGGGCGCCTGGCCTTTGTCGTGACTGAGCTGGTGCGCCAGCAGCTGGACGCAGAGCTGGCCTTTGACGACATCACCCAGACCCAGCCAATCCCTGACCCCATCACAGACGCCTGCATCACCGTGCTGGTTGAGCAATACAGGCGCAAAGACGCACCCTTTGGCATCACTGGTGCCTGGGCTGCAGATGGGGTGGCGCTGCGCGTCAGCAGGGATTGGCTGGACCCAGTGCACCATGTCCTGCAGCCCTACAAAGAGCAATGGGGGGTGGCATGAGCGCGGCGCCTGCGCCAGGGCCCAGCTTCCCCCTCATCCTGGAAGCGTTGGGTCCCATCATGACTGCGCTGCAGGAAGCTGGGGTGCGCGTCTATGAAGACCCCAAGGACGTGAACCCCCCATGCGTCTACCTGGCCCCCCCTACGCTGCGCTTCAGGTTCAATCGGCTGGACTACGAGCTGGACGTTGCGCTGGTCATCTGTTCATCCAACACAGTGAAACGCGCTCAGTACCAGGAACTGTCAGACCTGCTGATGACAGTGCAGGCAGCGCTGGGAGTCCCAGGCGTCACGGCGCGGCCAGTAGATATGTGGACGGCTGACCAGTCAGCACTGATAGGCGCCTATGAGCTGACGTGGACTAGTACCTACAAACACAGAATGAGATGAGGAAGGAACGGCATGAGCGCACCAGTCAGTGACCCCAATGTGTTTGGCCCTGGCACCCTGAAGATTGGCGCCACAGGCAGCGAGATTGACGCCAGCTGCGCAGTCAACAGCCTGCGTATCGCATGCAACCCCAACAGGGGGGATAACAAGACCATGCTGTGCGGCACTGTGAAGACAGGCGCCGTGCGTTTTGACTATGAGATGACAGGCAACCTGGACCTAGACCTGGAGGCTGGCGCAGACTCACTGTTTGCCCTGTCCCAGGAACAGCCAGGCTCAGAGCAGGCCTTTGTGTTCACCCCCAACACTGTCGGCGCCACCAGCGCTGCTGGCACATTAGTGCTGGACCCCATGGACTTTGGGGCTGATGAGTATGGCGCCATCCTGAATTCAGATGTGACCTGGACGCTGGTCGGGGCCCCTGAATACACCTATGGCAGCGGCGCAGCTGCTGCCATCACAGGGGTTACGGCTGGGACGCCTGGCGCCTTCCAGCCCAGCAACGCGCCCATCCCAGCCAACCTGGCAGCCCTGAAGGCTGACGCTGTCGTTGGGGACGCTGGCACGAATAAGCCAAGCGCGGCCTGGACGACAGGGCAGAATGTCGTGCTGGGCACTGGGACTGCGCACTGGGATGGCACAGCCTGGGTCACAGGCGCCGCTGCATGAGCGATGGCGTCAGGGTGGAAGTGAAGGGCGCTCAGGAACTAGGGCGCACCCTGAATGATGCCGCTGACAGCCTGCTGGACATGACGCCAGCCAATACCGCTGCTGGCCTCCAGGTGGCCAGGTCAGCAGCGGCCAGGGCCCCCAGGCGCACTGGACGCCTGAGGGGCAGCCTGCGACCCCTGCGCATTGACCGCGCAGGGGTCCAGGTGGGCAGCAGTGCGCCCTATGCTGCCTACCAGGAATATGGCACCAGACATGTACGCGCGCACTACTTCCTGACAGGGGCGCTATCTGAGTTGACCACAGACCCATACGCTGACTACGTGGACAAGACACTACAAAAGGTAAGGGGCGCATAGTGAAACAGATGGTGATGGTCATTACGATGGCCAACGGCGACCAGTGGGAATGCCGCACAACGACTGGCGACTACGTGGCGTATGACGACACAGCCAAGCGCCAGCGCCCACCATGGGGCGCCATGGATCAGAACGTTGCGCGCTGGGAGGCCTTCCTAGGCTGGCATGCATCCAGACGCCTTGGGCTGTATGACAAGCCATGGGAACAGTTCCTAGACGACTGCGTCAGCGTGGATGGTCAGCCAGTGGACATGGACCCTACGGTGAAGGCACCTGGAGTCGTTGGCTAGTGGAGTTGTCCCTAGCCACCCACATACCAGTCAGCGACTGGCTGGCCCAAGGGGACGACGTGCTGGCCACTGTCATGGACATCTACGAGAAGCGCAACAGGGCAGCAGCTGCCGCTGACCGCAAAGCCAAACGCAAAGGGAGGCACTGACAATGGCTGGCCGCTCGTCCACCCTGTCTATCCGCGTGCTGGTGGACGCTGCCCAGGGCGCGGCTGGTCTGCGGCAGCTGGGTGACTCAGCGGAAGGGGTGGGGGATCAGTTCAAAAAGGTATTCGCTGCCGCTGCTGCCTTCGCTGGCGTCACTGGCTTCATTAAGTCAGCAGTGGACGCAGCGTCACGCCTCCAGCAGGCCAGTGGAGGCGTGGAGGCTGTCTTTAAGGGGTCAGCGTCAGCCGTAAAGGGCTGGGCAACTGAGGCCGCATCATCGTTGGGACTCAGTAAGTCTGCGTACTCAGAGCTGGCCACAGTCATTGGGTCGCAGCTGAAAAACGCTGGCGTGGCCATGGATCAGCTGGCCCCCAAGACGGATGAGGTCATCCGCAAAGGCGCTGACCTGGCTGCCATGTTTGGTGGCACAACGGCCGAGGCCGTTGACGCGCTGTCCAGCGCCCTGAAGGGGGAGATGGACCCTGTCGAAAAGTACGGCATCAGCCTGAATGACACAGCTATTAAGGCTGAGCAGGTGGCGCTGGGGCTGGATACCAGCACAACGGCAGCGCAGCAAAATGCCAAGGCTGTGGCTGTCATGTCGCTGATTAACAAACAGTCTGCCGACAGCATGGGCGCTTCAGCCAGGGAGGCTGACAGCTACGCCAGTGTGATGCAGCAGCTGCAGGCTGTCTGGGAAAACACCATCGCTGACGTTGGCAGCGCGCTGCTGCCTGCGCTGTCCAGCGTGGTCAGCACGCTGGGGGACCTGGCGCCAGCAGCTGGCGCCGTGCTAACCCCCATCGCTGAGCTACTGGGCTGGCTGCTGCAGCTGCCTGCGCCGATACAGGCTGTGGCTGCTGGCTTCCTGCTGTGGAAGTTCACCCCCATTCAGGGGATGCTGACCAGCCTGAGCACAGCCATGCGCACAGCCACAGGCAGCGCTGGTGGGTTCAAAACAGCCATGGCCAGCATTGGGAAGGCGCTGGCTGGGGGTGCCCTGATAGGTGGCGCCCTGCTGCTGTTCAGCGAGCTGGCAGGCACCATCTCAGACGCCAAAGCCAAGGCTGATGAATTCCAGTCAGTCGTCCAGACGCTGGGTGATGAGCTGGTCAAGACAGGTGGCGTGGCTGGGGATGCCTTCGCAGAGCTGCAGCGCGGCACCATCGAAAACACTGACGCATTCAAAGCTTTGACTGCTGCTGGCATCAGCTACGGCGACTCCATGAATTTTTTCACTGACCAAAGCAAGCTGAGCAGTGACGCTGTCAACGCCATCACAGCTGCCCTGGAGGACATGGACCCCAACCTGATTGTCAGCGCCCTGGCCATGACTAAGTCAGGGGATGCAGCCAGCAAGTATGCGCAGGAAAAGCTGGCATACCTGGCCGCTGAGCAGCAGGCCACTGGCGCCACCCAGGAAAACACTGCAGCCACAAAGGAAGCTGCTGACGCTGCAGCCAAGGCCGCTGAGGAAACAGCCAAGGCCGCGCTGCAGGCAGCCCAGGCTGCTGCCGCGCAGACAGCCGTGAAGACCTCGCTGGATGGCGTGAAGGATGCGGCCAGCCAGGCAGCCACAGCCGTGGAGTTTTTCACCCTGCAGATGAATCTGGCTGCAGGGATTAACGTCTCAGCCGACCAGGCAGCCAAGCTGCTGAATGACACGCTGCGCGATACTGCCAGCGCGTTCAAAGGCACAGCTGAAGATGGCGGCTACAGCATGTCTGCGCTGACTGACTGGAACGTGGCAGCGCTGACCAGCACTGAGCGTGGGTCCAGCATCTACGACAGCCTGACAAAGATGCAGACTGCCTACGCCACCAGCACTGTCACTGCATATGAAAACGCATCAGCACAGGGTGACACGGCAGCTGGGATGGCTGCAGCAGCCACGGCAGCAGACCAGGCCTACGCAGCCTTCATTGCCATGGCAACTGAGGCCACAGGCAGCAGCGTGGCTGCTGAACAGCTGGCAGCCAAGCTGGGTATCGTCCAGGGCACCCAGATTGACCCCAAGACCTTTGAACTGATAGCCAAGAACGAGCAGGCAGACAAAGCTGTCAGTGACCTCCAGGCCGCGCAGATTGACCCCAAGGCAGTCACTGTCACTGCCACTGTCCAGCCAGCTCAGGGCGCGTTCACCCAGCTGGTACAGCAACAGCTGGACAACACAGTGAACGTGGACGCCAACACAAAGGCCGCGCAGGGCACAGTCAATGACTTTGCCAACGCCAAACGACAGTCCACGCCAGTGGATGTGCCAGCCAATATCCAGCCAGCAGCGCAGACAGTGCAGACGTTCACCCAGACCACGCGCCAGGCCACCCCTGTGGAAGTCACTGCCAATGTCTCACCAGCGCAGCAGAGTGTGAACAGCCTGATTCAGCAGTCGCGCACGCTGATTGTCAGGGTGGACGCTGACACTGGCCCAGCATCGTCGGCTATTCAGTCGCTGCTGAATAAGAGCTACACAGCCACAGTCAATGTCACTGCCAACGTGTCCCAGGCCACTGCTGCTATCGCTTCAGTGCCAAGGGCTGTCACTGCTGCGCCTGCGCCTCAGGCTGGCCTCACAGCCTTTGGCGCAGCTGCGCCTGTGGCTGCCTTCCAGCCTGCCGCTGCGCCACCCATACACGCGCTACCCAGGGTGGAGCTGAAGGGCAGCAGCGGCACAGCCACAGTCGTCTACAACGTGAACGTCAGCGGCGCACTGGATGCGGACAGCACAGCGCGCCAGATTGAATCACTGCTGAGGCGCCGACAGCGGCGCACTGGTGGGGGAACTATGTGGCGCGCATGACCAGAGGCCCTATCCGCTGCAGCGTCTACATAGACGGGGCGCTGGTTGCTGATGGCTGCCCAGACACAGGGCCAGAGGATGCACCAGCTGTGCTGTCAGGCCTGCGCGTGGAATGGGGGCGCCCCACAACGATTGACCAGCCCAGCCCTGCCACGTGCACATTCAAAGTGCTGGACCCCACGACAGGGGGCAGGCTGGCACCCACCCTGACCATTGGGCGCCGCGTTGACATCCGTTCTGACGCCACCATTTTCCCAGCGCCAGCCACCAGCACCATCCCAGCGATTGTCAACGGGGGCATCACCGGGGGCAGCGTCACCATTGCTGGGGGTGGACAGAGCGCCACCCTACTGAGCGACCCGGACCCAGCAGCAACAGCTATCACCTTCACCATGCCCCCCCTGGCCTACTCCAGTAACCCCACAGCCTGGGACGCAGTCCCCAGAACTGTTGCGGGGCAAGACTGGCGCTACCAGCTGACTGTGGCCTTCCCTGCGCGCTTCCTGAACTGGCACAACTACGCAGCCACAGTGCAGCCTGTTGCGTTCACTGACCCAGCTGGGGATGGTGACCTGGTTGGCAGCCCAGTGCCAGTGCCAGCCAGCGGCGCCGTGGATGTCACGTTCACCCCACCCCCCAGCGTCTGGCTGGGGCTGCAGCTGCGCGTCTGGCCAGTGGGTCCACCCTGTGATGAGCTGGACGAAACAGCCTGGCAGGCCATTACAGCGCCTGGCCCCAGCTGGAATGGCCTGGAAACCTTTGCCATCTCAGGGCTGAAGATGCTGGCC